GAAGCCGGCGCGGGTGACGACTTTGCCTTCCATGAGCGGAGAGACGATCGGGGCCATCTTGCGGCCGCCTTTCACGATATCGACGTCGAGGGCGTCGGTGTCGGACGGCGTGTCGGCGGGGAAAAAGGTGTCGCGCAGCCAGCGACCGGGACGTGTCATCTGCTCGACGGCTTCGAGCATGGTGCGGGTGTCGAAGATGTCGATCAGTCCGGCGAAGCCCAGAAGCGGCAGGCACCCGAAGCCTGCGCCGGGATCGGCGGCGATGGCCTGCCCGGCGGGGAAAGCGAGGACCGCGACGATCAGCAGCAGGCCCCAGGTAAGGAAGGTGTACGTTTTTCTCATGTTGTTTTTCCTCCTTAAGGAAATGGGTGCGGCGGCTTACGCCACGCTCTTCAGGTAGATGTTGAGGTCGCGCAGTGCGGCCCTGTGGGTGTCTGCGGTGTCGGCTCCGCCGTAGGTGAGGGCGGCCTGGTTGAAGGCGCCGGTGATGTAGGCGACAGCGGTTTTGTCGGCGGCGCTGGCGTCGCAGCCTTCGGCGAGGATGGCGACGGGGGTCTGCGAACCGTTGACCGCAGCGCTGTCGCAGAGGATGTGCTTGCCGGATCCGGCGGCGATGGTGATGGTGAAGGTGTCGCCGACGATGAAGTCGGCCGCGCCGTCGTTGAGGGTGAAGCCGATGCAGCTATTCTCATAGGCCACACCTACGCTCGCGTCTGCCAGACGGCCCGTTTTGGAACCGACGACGCTGAAAACGCCGCCGTTGGCAGCCGCAACGGTGCAGGTCAAGGTGAAGGTCTCGACGATGGCACCAGATTTGCCGACCACGAGGGTGCAGGTGCCGTCACCGGTGTTCCCTGCGCCTGCGGCGCCGGTGGCGGGTACGGCGACGGTGATCTTGCCGAGCAGGGCGCCGCGGCTCAGGTTCTGACCGGACAGGATGGTGAGGATGTCAGTCACCAGGGGGTAATCTCCGGCGAGGAGTTTGTCGGGGGTAAAAGTTTCCATATCTGCTTCCTCCGTTAGGGTGATGGTTTTGATGTCGGGTTAGGTGCCGGGGCGAATGTTGATCCGCCCTTTACGGCTTATTTGCGGCTGCCGCCTGCGGCGATGGCGCTGACAACGCTGGCGCGCTCGGCTGCCGCACCGGTTTCAAGCTTTGCGGCTTTGACCCCTGTGGGAGCTGCGGCCTGCAGACCGGCGAGGATGGCCGCGCGGCTCTCTTCGTCGAAGGTGGATCCGGCGCTTTCCGCTGAGAGGGTGATGCCGAGGGTCGTCACGTCTTCGGCGCTGAGCCCCTTGGCGGCGATGGCCCCGAGCTTGGCGCCGACTGCCTCGCCCATTGTTGCTGCGACCAGACCGACCATGCGGGTCTGCTCGGCTGTTACTGCTGCTGCCTGGGCGGACGCGGCGTCGGCCTGGGCGATCATCCCGGCGCGGGCTTCGGCTTCAATCTGCGCCACCAGCTCCGGGTGCTCCATTCTCAGCTGAGAAATATCCATCGTGCTCTCCTTTTGCGGTGTACTGGCGTGCAGCATTGACCTCTTCTTGGACTTTCCGGCGGCGGCTATGGCCTTGGCCGCCGGTGCGACTTCATCGGCAAGGCCGATCTGTACGGCTTTTTTCCCCTCGAACATGCCGGCCTCGGTGTCGCGCACGGCCTGGACGGTCATGCCGCGGTTGCGGGCGACCGTCTCGACGAACATCTCGCGGGTCTCGTCCACCGACTGCTGCAGTAGGGAGAGGGCCTCGCTTCCCAGGGGGGCGTGCGGGGAGTAGTCCGCCTTGCGGGCCCCGGCGAAAACGTGGGTGACTGTGATGCCGGCGGCCTCCTCGGCGCGGGAAAAATCGGCATGGCAGGCGATGACGCCGACGCTGCCGACTGCGCCGGTGCGGGGGACCACGATACGGCTGCAGGCGCTGGCCAGCAGGTAACCGGCGCTGTAGGCCATCTCGTTGACCACTGCGGTGATCGGCTTGATCCCCCTGCTCTGGTAGATGTGGTCGGCAAAATCGAAGCAGCCGGAAACGTCGCCGCCTGGAGTGTCGAAATCCATCACGACGCTTTGAACGGCGTCGTCGGCCATGGCCATGTCGAATGCTTTCCAGATCTCGGCGTAGGTGGTGGGGCCGCCGCTGGGAAACTCGGAGGCAAGGCAGCGGTGCATGAGCGGGCCGTAGACGCCGATGACCGCGGTGTTGTTCTGCATCACCTGGTAGCCTGCCCGGGCGCGCTCGGAATCGCTCACCACGACGGCTTCGGACTTCGGGAGACCGGAGAGGTCCAGGTTGAGGCGCGGGCCGAGTATGTGCAGGATAACGCCGAGCTTGGCCTCGCTTATCATCAGCGGCCTGTTGAATAGCAGTCCGGCTATGTGCATGTTTCTCATGCTGCTTCCTCCTGCGCGGGTTCGGGCGCTTTTTTCGGTACGGTCGGCTTCTGGGCGGAGCCATCAGGCAGGCCCAACTCCTTGGCCTTGTTGATCTCGCGGCTTCGCTGCGCGTACTGCGCTTCCCAGTCCTTGCCTCTTTTGGCCGCGATGTCGGCGTCGGTGGTGATGTTGGCGTTCTTTCCCATGATGGCCGCGACCATCTCCTTGACAGGGTCGAGGTTGGTCCGCTCCGGGACGATCCAGGAGGCGGCGCAGTACTCGGCGCGGTGCGTGTAGAAATCGGGCGCGCTCTTGGGGAGCTTGACCCGGCCGCGCAGGAATGCTTCCTCGAAGACCATCTCCCAGATGACCTGGCAGAAGTAGGTGACCATCCAGTCCTGGTACATGCCGAAGACGCGCCAGGCCTCCTCGAGGGCGGCGCGGGCAGAGCTGTAGTTGGTTTTTGAAAAGTCCTTGGCGATGACCTCGTAGGGCATGCCGGCGGCGGCCCCTGCGCCGCGCAGTATGGTCTCGACGAAGACGCCGAAGGAGTTGCCGGGGCGCGGGTTGGAGAGCAGGTTCGGCTTTTCGCCCGGGTTGCCGTACATGATGCTGGGGCCGACTTCCTGGTAGCGGGTCGGGTCGGTCTCGGTCGACGCGCTGCCGTGCTCCTCCACCGCGTCGTAGGGCGAAGTCTTCTCGATGAAGACGGGGAAGCTCGCGGCCATGATGGCGCCGACCAGCTCGAAGTCGAGGTAGTCGGACATGTCGCGGAAGAACTTCATGGCCGGGGCGATGATGCTCACGCCGCGCACGGACTCGGGCGCCTTCTTATGGAAGCGGTGGAACACCAGCGGGCGGTGTCCGGCCATGGGGGGGATCTCGCGGTAATGGCGCAGGTCGAGCGAGCTGGTGAAGCGTCCGTCCTCCGGGTCGGCGATGAAGTAACCGGTGGGCTGGCCCCGCTCGCCCAGGCGGATCCCGTCGCGGATGTTCCTGGTCGCGGAAAGCCCCATGGGGGTGCGCAGGCGCACCGGGTCCAGGATCTGCAGCGCCAGGGAGTAGCGGCGCGAAGGGTCGTCGATCATGAGGGGGAGGTTCAGGAATTCCCCGTTGACCAGGAGAGAGTAGATGTTCTGGAACTGGAGGCCGTAGAAATTGCAGGTTGCGGTCTCGGCGCTGGGGGCGGAGGCGTCGGCGGTTTTCGCGAACTGTTCGAACTCCCACTCCATGGTCTCGGCTATGCCCTGCGAGCGGTCCTCGCTGATGCCTAAGCGCTTCCAGTTCGGCTTGGACTGGGGCCAGAGGCCGGTGCCGACGGAGTTGATGGCGATGGAGTCGATGAGCCCCGCGCCGTGGGCGTTGTTGGCTGCGATGTCGTTGGCGCGGTCGGCGATCTTCTCGCGCTGGCGGCCCTCCTCGGGCCAGGTGAGGCGGCGGGGGGACCAGTTGGAGAGGGTGCCGGAAGCGCCGCCGCCGGTGCGGCCGATGGCTGCGGCGCTCTTGGCGGGGCGAGCGATCTCTTGGGCGCGGGAGGCGGAGTAGGTGCGGGCTATGCGGCAGTTGTGGTCGCTCATGATCGGCGGGGCCTCCCCGGAAGAAACTGCGGGCCGTGCCCGACGCTGAGCCTGACCCGCTCCGCCTGGAGCCACTCAAGCTGCTTGCGCAGCTCGGGGAGATCCTCGGAGGTGACTTCACGGTCGGTGCCGCCGGTGTTGAGGCGGACGCGCTTGCCGCCGGCGACATCCAGCATCGCCTGCTTGAAGGCGGCGATCTGGGTGTCGAGCTCTGCGGATGTGAACAGCGGGGTGATTGCCATGGGCGGCATGGTAGGGGCAAAAAGGGGTAATGTCATGGACGATGTGGACAATGTGGACAATGTGGACAACTTTTTTTACTAGATGTGGTGGTTTTGGCGGAGAGTTGAACTAGATGTGGTGGTTTGTGAGGGGCGGTTAACCTTGGAGGGCGGCGGGTAG